ACCGGGGGGCCTCTCTCCCAACAACTAGGAACAGGTTCCTGGTTGAGTTCACATCTTACACCGAGCGTTACCCGACACCCGGTCACGAAACGGTGACGGATGGAGGTCGCCTGCACACATCGTCCCGAGGTAATGCCGACGCAACCGCACCTCACCTACGAGCTGCACCAACCTGTCCTCGGGTCGCTCACTGTTGGTTACGGTGAAGGTCAGTCGGCCATCGTCGGTAGACCACATGGCGATAGTCCAGTCGTCTAGGTGGACTTGGTAGGGTTCCACGTTCAGAAATCCGTCTGAGTCCGGTCACTTGCGTCGGACGCAGAAAGTTTCAGACGGGCCTCCGCGATAAACCCCAGCGCCCTGTCTTTCGCCACCCGGTCAGGTGCAGCCTCTAGTTCGTACATCGGTGTTTCGGCCCGTTTGATGGCATCGACGGTTTCTTTGAGTTCGGACCACGCGGGCCAAAACTTTGAAGTGTCCATGAGCTGGTCGATGGCTTTGATGGTTTGTGCGAAGTCGAGGCGGGTGAGTCGGTTGTTCCAGAGGTGGAGAGTGGGGTCGGAGATTTTGGTAGGCCATGCTTGCGACATGGCGAGGAGCGCGTGTTTGGCCTCGTCGGGAGTCACGGCATCGACCAGTTCTCTATCGCTGCGACTGCTGTCAGTGTCAGGTTGAAGTTCGCTTTGCCCGGAACAGTTGGCTCCAGGTAGCCGACTTTGCGTGCTTGATGGACAAGGTTTCTCGCATGGTTTTCGCTGCATCCGAACTCGTCCGCGAGCCGCGTATAGATGCCGCGGTGCCCCGCCATCCACGAATAGCAGGCTGCAATCTGCAACAGGTTGAGGTCGCTGATAGTTCGGCCTCGTCCCGGCAGGTTCAGTTCAGCGTTGGCAAGGCGTTGTGCGGGTTCGTAGCTGGCGGTAGTTGGCAACGCAAGCAAGGCGCGGATGCGAGTTGAGTCTCTGTCGAACTCGTCAAGCAGTGTCAGTATGCGTTCTCGGGTTTGTTCGTCGGGGGTCACGGTGTTTCTTTCTTCGCGGCGTAGTGAAAGTCGGCTTCAAACTCGGCGGCTGCGATGGGGTCGCAGTATTCGCACCCGGCGTCGTCGCATTGTTCGCAGGGTTCTGGTTCGTCGGGCGGCTGGTAATAACTGTCGCTTCTGCCCGTTAGGTCAGTCATCATCGTTTGTTTCCAAAAACAAAGCACCAGCATTGACACGAATGAGATCAAGGCTTTCCAGCAAACAGATACGAACTAGGTAGTCGTCCCGGTCGGGTGCCTTATCGACGGTTGTGACGAACATCTGGTCGGCGGGAAGTCCAGTCAGGTCGGCTAAATCGTCTTTGGACAAATACAGCCGGTGTTCTCGCGTGTGTCGAGTGACGAGGTGGTCAGCCATTTGAGCCAACTGCCTTCACATACAACGACTGGTAAACACGCTGTTTCCCCCGAGGCGTGTCCACCACCACAAAATCCCATCGCTTCGTTTTCACTCGTAAGCCGCGCTCTCTCCCTACGCGCTGGATGTAGCGGGCAAGATCCGAAAAGCCCATGTGCTGTAGATCCTCCTCGGTGATTTTCCAGGTCTGACCGTCGAGCCAGTCGTCCATCGGGTAGGACGAGCCTTGGCTGTCCCACTGGTCGAAGTCGTTTGCGATTTCAGCCACAGCGAGATTGCGGGTAGTTGGTGGCGCTGTAGGTGCCGCGTTTGTTGAGGCGCGTACAGAGGATGCGTTCGCGTCCGCTGGGGCTGACTCCTCCCCAGATTCCGTAGGGTTCTAGGCGGTCGAGTGCGTCGTTGAGGCAGGGGGTGCGAACGGGGCAGTTGGCGCAGATCGGGTGGATGCGAACACTGATGTCGTCTGTGAAGCGTTGCTTTGTGTTGCCGGGGTGGCCGAAGCCGTCGCGGTAGAAGCGTTCTGGGTTCATGCCTTTGCAGGCCGCTAACTCACGCCAACTCACGGCGCACATTCCCAATGCGACCAGCCGCCCCCCGCACGATCCACCAAAAACCTCGCCGCCTGCGTCGCCTGCAACGGATCCAACCGGGCCGCAGGGTCCGGGTCCACCCCGGCATCCTCCGCGACCCACAGCCAGGTTCGCTGAATGAACTGAAACAGCCCAGCGGCACTTTTCGTTTGCGGCGTCTTGTTCTTCGCACCAGTCCAGATCGCGTCCGGGTTCCACGACGATTCACACGCGACCACCGCGGCGGCATAGTCGTACTCGTCGCCGGGGAAATACTCCCGCACGATGTCCTCTAAGTGTTCACGGGTCACCAGCTCAGGCTGCGCCGTCGGAGCAGCCGACACCTCCTTTTCTGTGGTTGTGTCAGCTTCCTGAGCCGGTGACCCGCTTTCGTCTAAGTGGTGGGGGTCAGGGGAATCGAACCCCTGTACCCGCGCAACCAACATGCGATGACAACACGTTGATGCAGCGGGCCGAAACCGATTCACCCCCGACGAGTCAGCCTCTAAATCCAAACTTTTCCGTCCCGTTTCGGGAGACAACACCGCCGTCAGAACCTCGGGGGTCCAACCATCTGACAGCGATAGGGGATCGGACGCTGCTTGATGGTGTTGAGAGGGGGAGAACCCCGAGATACCTGCGGCGGCGCTGTCTCCCTGTGCCCGTTCACCAAACAGCAACGCGCAGACAAGCATCACTGCGGTGCCAAGCACGATTGCAAACCACTGCTTCATACCGGGTGATGACCGTTCGTGGAAAAATCACCCAAGTCGGGATCGTCAAGGCGGGCAGCAATCTCAAACAAGGTGTCCGCGAGGCTGACCAAGGTCGGCTTCGACAAGGCAACCGACGCCTCGCGCAGCCACTCACGGGCGATGTCTAACGATTCATTCACATCCGGCGCGGGTGCCACCCAAATGACAGCTTCCCGGTTATCGGCGTCGTCGTTCCGCACCATGAGGGCGCGTTCACCACGGTCACAAACAACGATGTATACGTTTTCAGGGTCGTCGGTTAGCGAAATCACCCTGCTTCTCCCAGTCGTACAGTGTCCTCCGGGGGTTCGTCGTCCCACAGCCAGCCGCGGGCGCGACCGCCCCACACACCGAACTCCTCTCGCCGCCCTGCCTCGTAACATCGGCGGCGAACTTCGCAGCCTCGACAAATGTCCAAAGCAGTCTCGACATACCGTTTCTCAAAAAAGATTTGAACCGGTTGACCGACGCAAGCCCCATTTTTTTTCCAGTCATGCCGGTTGCGTCGTCCCACCAAGCCGCTCCAAAATGGCTGTCTGCGTGTCAGACAGACGCGGCTCGTTCCGTCTACGTTCTTCCCGGGCAGCAATATCAAGGGCTGTCGCCCATGCCCGCTGCGAAGTCCATTTCCAACAGTTGTTGAGCGCCTGAAAGATCACCTCCTGGTCGAAGCCGCCTTCGACTGCTTCTCGGATGCGTTTCTTGATTGTTTCTTCGCGAGTGGATGGCAGCAGCGGGCGACAATCCGGCGTGTCCCGCCACGCCTCAAACATTCGGTCCGCAACCGCCTTCGGGGCAGTCGATTCGTACCCCTCAAACAACGCGAGATCAGTCATCATTCACCCCGACTTCGATCACGGCTCCCAGAGCCGACAACAACAAGTTCTGTCCCTCGATGCGCTGCGTCTTCGCGCGCAGTTCGTTCTGCATGTCATCAACAAGCTCGTCGTATTCATCCATGCAGCGATCAGCTAAAAACGCCTTCGCTTGAAGTTCGCGAACTAGACGGTCGAGTCCCGCCAACTCTGCAAACAACGCCCGCCGGGAGCGAAACCAACGACGCAACTTCACGGCAGCACCTCCGCGAACTGCCTGAGCGACATGACGACATACGCATCAGCGACAGGACGCCCACGGCGCTTCACCACCACCGCACCAAACGGCACACCAGCGTTCTCGGCCTGCGTTTCCGCCTCATAAACAAACGAGGACAGTTCCTTCGCCCACGACTGCCGGTCTTTGCACTCGATGCTCCAGTCGGGCACGCCCACCAAATCGCCTCGGTCAGACGCCCCATGCAGCGCACGGCGCTCGACTGGATACGGCTTCACCCCATCCAGATAGTTGGCAACCGCAGACTCAAATCGAGTGCCCTTCACCTTGTTTGGATGACTCACGACGCCACCCGCTGCAACACCCGCACTTGATTATGCAGCTTCTGAAACCCCTGAACTAGAGCCAATGGCAACACATCGTTCATTCCCGCCCTATCGGCAGTGGCTTGCAGTGTTTCCGCCGTGCGAAGCCCGATCCGCGACAACGACACCAGTGTCTGAATCAGTTCGTCCTCGGTGGGATCCCCTATCGCCATTAGAACGGTTCCTCCCCCGCAGCCCACTGCTGCTGCACCGGCTCCCCCGCTCCAGCACCACTCATCAGCGACTCCGCAACAGCCCACTGGAGCGACGAACCCAGCAAGTCGGCACGAATCTTCCAGGTGACCCGCTTCTGGCCGTCCTTCTTCGATTCCCACTCCTCGTTTTGCAGCACCCCGCTGAAAACAACGTGGTCGCCAGCAGACAAATGGGCAGCAGCGTTATCAGCAAGCGACTCCCACACTTCCATGTCAATAAACAGCGAGGTCCACTCGCCTTTGACCTTCTTGTTGGAGGAACGCAAGCGAAGTTTCCCGACGGTTGTCCCTGACGGAAGATCCGTCAGCTCGACTACTTGCGATGCGTTCGGATGCGGCTTTACCAAATACCCGTCACCGATAACACGAATCATGCTGCGGCCTCCTTCTCGTCCAGCTTTTGATTGACGGCCTCGATGTCCTCAAACGACTTCAAATCAGATGCCTTGGCGATTTTGCGGCCAAGCACCTCCTCCGCCAGCAACCGAATCCCCTCTTTGTTGTAACCAAACGTGTTCGCGCGCTTCGCCAGATCCCCCAGCGCCTTCAACAAATCTGCGTCCGGGGCAGCGGCGAGGCCAGGATCGGCACCCGTGGATGAGGAGGGGGAGGCACCTGCTGGTGCGGCTGACCCAGCACCTGACCTCGCCGCTTTGCCTTTCGACTTTGTTTGCGGCTTCACCGCAGAAGCGTCCTCACCCATCCACAAGTGCAACGCCACCCCGAATCGCATCGCGCAACGCTTGATGCAGTCAGAAACCGCCTCTTTCAACACCTCGTCCTTTTGGGCCTCGACCGAACCGACCTCGACGCGCGTGACACCGCATACGGTCATTCGGCCCCACAAATGAGCCATGTCGTTCATAAACACCAGAGCCGGTAGCCCGTTCTCATCAACCGCAAATGGCTCCCACGACCACTCAGGGTCAACAGCCAGAAGGCGTTCTGTTACATGCCCGTGATCCACATAGTCAGCGGCGAATCTGCCGCCGCCACCCTTTGTCTTGATGACCTCGGGCGGGAACGGAACAGACAGTGCGGCAACCTGTTCGGGAGTCATGCCGACACCTCCGCAAAGAGTCGCCGTTGGCCCGCAGGCTCCGGTTCCCGCAGGCGATAAACCCACAAGCCGCCCTCCACGCGTTCCCGGTCAACGGCATACCCGCCGAAACGGGCCTTCCGCAGATCGCGGATTCGCGCCGACACCGACGCATCCGAACGAACACCCGCCCGCTGGCCGATCTCTTGGAGCGTGTGCCAGCGCCCATCCAACATCACATCTCTCACCCGCTCCCACTGCTTCCGCAAGCGGTCACCGTCAAGACGCTCATCAAACGTCACCCCGTCAAAGCTCATTCCGTCACCTCACGCTTCGTGTCGCACTTAGGGCAACGCTGCTCATGCCTCTCCCAAATCGACGGCGCAACCCAGCAGCTGCACGCTTCGCACTTTTCAGGACGGCGATCACGACGCTTCACGCCCAACGCACTCACGACGCCGCCTCCAACGGAGCGTCCGCCAACCACGACTCCCGAACCACCAACGGAGCCTCAGCCACCGGCACCTGGCCCGACGGCAACTCCGCGCAATAGTCACGCACCCGGCAATAGCGACAGTTCCACGGCTGACCTTTCTTCGCCCCATATTTCGGAGGGACATCAACCAGCCCGTGCCCCGGAACATTTCGGGCAGGGATCAAGTTGCCCTGCACCTGCTCCCAGATCGCCTGCATCCGATGCAACTCGTCATATGCGAGCTGCTCCAACGTCTGCCCCGTGTCTCCGAACAAGTCATCGAGGTAGAACGTCCACTCCATCGACTCGCCCGCCGTGATCTTGTCCCGATACGACGTTTCACGGGCGCAGTAGAAAATCATCACCCGGCGAATCCCCAGCCCCAGCGCGTAAATCGCCGCCTGCACAACCTCTTTCCGCTCAGGGCCGTTCTCGCGCGCCAACTTGAAACCAAATCCGCCCTTGTATTTCGCCTCGTATACAACTCGGCTCTGCCCCGACGGATGCCGCCTACACCCCATCGTTGCGACCCCATCCGCCGACCCCGACACGGTGAAGCCAAGATGCGTCAACACCACCGGCACCTCAGCCTCAAAATCGTCCAGCACATAAGCCAACGCCTCCTGCATCAACTCATGGCCCGAGTTCCCCTGGTGCATCGCAACACCCGACGCCCCCGACGGGACATGGCAATCGGGCACCCCCGCGGCCGACAACGCCGATTGGCGGGCGCACCCACCAGACCCAGACGCCCGCATCCCATAACCAAGCACCGTGGGCTTCGGCCCATCCCGCTCCGCCTTTGCCTGCAAATACAGGTCGATGGCGCTTGCGATGAAACCACCGCTTCCGCTACTGTCATCCATGTCCATACCCCCAAGTACGGGGAAGCACTGATGCAGCTCGCCATCGGGTCGAGGTTGCGGAAGTCCCCCTACTGGGAGTCAGTCACCCGATTAGGGGTGCAATCCGCATCCGTCTACAACCACATGCTGATGCCGACCATCAGATGCTTCCTTGATTGTCGAGAGCAAACCTACCACTGTGAACCACGAACTGTCAAGTACCTCTGGACTTGCGGTACCCACGGATACGCGCTACACCAACGACATGGGGGAGTTGCGTGCTCTGATCGACCGCTTCATTGACGAGCGTCGCCCCCCCTACGCGAAGGATTCAGCTACGACGATTCGGGGGATGCTGCGTCAGTTCTGCAAAGAATCCGGTTGTCGGGCCGTCGGGGATCTCACGGTGGAGGCGTTGACCGAATGGGTGCATGACCCTACGAAGTCGCCTGCGTATCGGCGTTCGCGCTTTTCGGCGGCGCGTTCGTTTAGCAGCTTTCTGGTTCAGCACGGCTATTTGGTGCGGAATCTTGGGTGGGAGATTCCGGCCCCGAAGGTGCCTCGTCGGGTGCCGAGGCCGCTGACTCATGCGGAGGCTTCGCAGTTGATGGCGACGGCCCGCGCCGTGGACTCGGACTCACGTTCCGCGTTGGGAGTGAGCAATCAGCTGATCGTTTCTTTGATGTGCCAGGAGGGGCTGCGTGCAATCGAGGTGCGTCGGCTGGAGGTTGCTGATGTTGATTTTGAATCTGCGACGATCACGGTGGTCGGGAAGGGTTCGCACGAACGTCTGCTGCCGCTATCGCAGCAGTCGTTGAGGTTGCTGCGGACGCATTTGGCGGCGACCGGCGCATCGTGGGGGCCGGTGTTGACGAAGCGTGGGTCGCATGAGCCTCTTACTAAGTCCGCCATGAATCATCGGACGATGGCGTTGTTTGAACGTGCTGGGGTGAAGGGTGGTCCCCGTGATGGGAAGTCGGGTCACGCGATGAGGGCGACTGCGGCGACTGATGTCTATGAAAAGAGCGGCCACGATGTGCGTGCTGTTCAAGAGATGCTTGGTCATCAGTCGTTGGCTACGACCGAGGCTTACTTGCGTAAGGCGTCGGTTCACCGGCTGCGTGAGGCGATGGCTGGCCGCAGCTACTAATCGGGTGTTGACAGGTCGCGCGTATTCCCGTATGGTGCCTTGCACCTAGTGGAGTAGGGGGTCACCTGTTGTGAATGAACTTGCTGTTGCCGTTCGACGGCACCGCACTACTGTCTTGGGGTTGTCGCAAGTCGCAGCCGCAGAGCAACTTGGCTTTACGCAAGCGAAGTTGTCGCGAATCGAGTTGGGGTCTAGTTCGATTCGTTCGCCGCAAGACTTGAAGGTTATAGCCGACTGGCTGGGCATTTCTGTGGATCGTGCGGTGAAGTTGGCTGAGTCTCCGGTGGGAACGGAGAAAGGTGTTTTGGATCTACAGCAGCAGTTGTCGGCTTCAACGGAGGCGTTGACTGAACTGCTGAGGGGGTTGACGGCTGCGGTGGATCGCCACACTGGCACGGTGGGGGATTTGAGAGAGCAACTGGATGTAGTTGCGGCGATGAATCGGGACTTGTTGGAGGACGCCGAGCCTGGTTCTAAAGCGATTGGTCGATGTTTGCGGGCGAAGCGTCAGCACCTACAGATGACGCTGACTGATGTTGCGCGCCTGTTTGGGTGTTCAGCTTCCACGGTTGGGTGGATGGAGATTGGTGTTTTCCATCCGTGGCGTTATGTCGAGCAGCTGCATCGTTTTCTGGAGATCCCCGTAGATGAACTTGAAGCCGTAATGGCCGCAGAGTCTGAGGAGGAGATGAGGTCGTCAATCGCGAATGTTGAGAGGCGGCTGGTTATGCAAAGTTGGGTCAACGAGTCTTTGGAGACAGCCTTGTCGCGCGCTGAGTCGGTGATGGGGATTTTGGAGGCAGAAGAAACTTCGGAAGTCGAGCAGATTGTGACCGGCGAGGAGGCGCGAAATGAGTGAGCGTCACTTCGTGTCTCCGGAGAAGGCCGAGTCGCCTCTGGCGTTTGCCGATTGGGATAGCCGGTATGTGCGGCCAACTTGGTCGTTGCTTGATGAGGGTAGGCGCGAACTGACTATCCGCAGAGGCGCACTTGAAGGGGTCGGGGCGGCTTTAGACCGTGCCCGCGACGAGAAACTGCGACGCGGGGACGCTCTGTTCAAGCGGCTGTTCTACAAAGACTATGAGTATGCCCATTGGTGGAGGCGTCGAGAAACTCCGACCATTTTCGATTTCCAGCTTCTCAAAGATCCTCACGGGCTGCGGGCGAGCCTTGCCTCAGAAGTCGAACAAAAGTTTTGGAACCATGAGTGGCCGACTGCACCCGATGCGGAAGTACGGGATGCGAAAAGTCGGGTGTCGTTCCTCCACCACTCGTTCGTTGCATCAGTTGGAACAGTCGAGCTGCTTGCTGACCCGTCGGGTAAACGTGTGCCTGGACCAGTGGCAACACTGACCCTCGGAGCAGGTCATATCGCAGTGACATGGTTCAGACAAGTCAACGACCATGAGAACGACTACCTGCGTTCTAGGGCTGAACGCTACAACGATCTGGCTGGCGCTATTTACTCCACAACAACACCTATCTAGTCGGCAAGTGACGCTGATCCTGACCCCAGTCGGGTAGCCGCCCAACCCTTCAACACGGACAAGACACCGGCAACGCCGGATGCCACAACGAGCTTCCAAGTTTCGACGCCCAAGTCAAGGACGCTGCTTGTCCCGATGGTCGCCGCCGCACATTCGATGAACGTCGCAAGGCAACGCTCGACAATATCTCTCGTCGGGTTCATTTGATTCCTCTGGTTTCTATTTGTTGGAACCGCGGGCCGTATAAAGTTGCCCGCGGAATATCGCCTCGCCCCGAGAAACGGCAACAAGATCGACATTGAAGTTTCGGTCGCCGTCCTCGTACTCGACAACCGCTAGCCCCTGCTGCCAATCCTCGGTCGCGTTGACTGGACGGCCATGCGGGTCGGTGGACCCTTTTGACGACGGGACCGCTCCGTCGATGCGACAGAGACACCCCGGCGATGCGGCAAGGCTGCGTTTGGCTCCCCCAAAGGTGCGGCGTGTCTTGTGCTGCAACTCAATGCGGTGTATGTGCCCGTGGATCACCGAAGTGCGTTCGTCATCGACAACGGCGGCGACAGTGGAGCCGCGGCTTCGCGTCGTGTGCCCGTGGATGCACGCGAGGTTCTCGTTGATCCAGAAGATCCCCGCCGGGTACCCCCCGACGTATTCGACACGCAGATGATCTTCGTCTAAGCGCAGAAGAAACGGGACGGACGCGACGGGCCAGTCGTCTGGGGTTTCTGCCCGTTTCAGGTGCAGAGCTGCTGCGGCGTTGGTCGTGACTGCCTTCTGCAACCTGCGGTCATGGTTGCCTTCCAGCAAAACAATGTGGGCGTCGGGGGCGTTGGCCCTCTGTTCACACAGGAACTGGTGGCCTCGGTCGATGGACGCCTGAGTGGTCTTCGCGAACGCCGGTTCTTGCTCAAACTTGCCGAACTCTGCGAAATCGAGAAAATCCCCAAGGTTGACGATCAGATCCGGGTTCAGATCACGAACGATTCGGATGGCAACCGCCATCGCTTCCTCGTCGTGGAATGGATCGAGGGAACCATCCTCAAACATGCGGTACCCGATCTGGGGATCGGGAAGGATCACCGCAGTCTTGAACCGGTTCTTGGTTGGCCGCGATTTGGGCGCATGTCTGATGGCGACTGGTGCCGCCTGCTGCACGACAGGCCACTCCGGTCCCGTCGCCCACGCAGGGTTGATAACAACCGACACCCCGCCGAGGTCATGGATTTCCGCTTCGCCGTCGTCGTTTTTTGTTACCCCCTGCCATTCGGAGATTCGCACCTTTTCAACCGACCCGATTTCCCCCAGGTCGATTCCCGACCGTTCCAGCAGGTCAGAAATCTTCCCGAGGCGGGACCGTGCCCTAGTGCCAGCTGCGGATGTCTCCGCGAACTCGTCTAGGTCGGTCACAGGCGGTTCCGTTCGGCAATCAACACCTTGATCTTCGCTGGGGTGGCACCCTCGTAGCCGAGCGATTCCAGCCATGCGACCACCACCGACGGTGGAGCCTGAGATTCGATGATTTGCGTCACCAACTCGTCGGGCAACTGGTCAACCCAGCGGCGATGCGTCCTCCCCGCTGCGTGGACCTGAGCGAACTCGGTCAGCGTTATGGCACCGTCACCAGTCGGCATATGAGGGTTCCTTCCCACCACGAATGATCGTCGGCATAGCGGATCGGTTGCATTTCTAAGTCCTCAACGGTGACCGATTCAGAGCGTTCGCCTTCCTCGTAGGTCACAGTCTTCGCTGCGGTGAGCAGTGTGCGGAGTGCCACAAACTCGTTCTGCGTGTCGTACCCGACTGGTGCGCCGCCCCCGAGAGATGTTTGCACTCGGCCCTGTAGCACGATTGGGACGATCAGTTCTTCGACGCGTGCCGGTTGTGGACGAGCGAACACTGACCACCGCTCCAAGGTCGGCCCGGTCGTTGTCGTCGTCCCATCGCGGGTCAGCGTCACCTTCACAACAAACACCTCTGACGAACTGTCGTTGGTTGCTGGCGCATACGCCTGTTCGGCGGCTTCGGCTGGAAGCGTCATCACGGTCGCGGTGGACGAATCGTCAGTCAGTGTGATCTGCGTCGTCCCGGGAATACCCTCCGCGGTGCCTTGGTAGTTGAGGCCAGCGTGCCCATAGTCGATGGAGGACGCTTGGTAATCGACATCGCCAGCACTCGTCGGATTCCCGAACCGGCCCGACACGCCCCGAACAATCTTCTTCGCGACCGTCCCGTAAGACACCTTCCCGACAGTGAGTTCACCAGAAGTCGCCAGATCGCCTGTGGCGTCCTCGCCATACAACTCGCCCAACGAATCGGTGAAGAACAGCTTGTCGCTATATACCTCTAGCGACTGGACGTTTCCGTAACTCGCTGAGTCGTGTGCGAGAAACCGGGCGTAAGCAGGGGTGAGCGTGTCCGTGAACCTGGTCAGATCAGCTTTCCAAGTGTCACCATTCTTGGTGCCCCAGTAGCAGTATTGGCCGACGATGCGTACCCCATACGCTGCGCCGCCGTCGTCAATGACCGGCCCAAACGTGACCGAGAACTGGTCGGAGGCGTTGATGACTCCGAATCGCACCCCGGCGGTGGTGCCAACCACCATGATTTCTCCGAATACGTCGATGCAGAACGGTCCGGTGAAGGTTTCGCCTACAGGGAGAACTGCGGCTGGAACCGGGTAGGTAAGTGCCCCGTCGCTGGTGGACACGGAAATGCCGTAGAGGATCCCTTGCCCGTTGTCGTTGTAACCGGCGTAGATAGCGGTCGGCCCGCCCTTGATGACCTTGCAGGCACCGGTCAAGGTTTTGTCGAACGTCAGTACCGTGCCTGACGTATTCAGTTCCACAATGCGGGCACCGTCAGCAGACAGCAGCCTGCCGTTAGCGAACTCGATCACATCCCCAGCAAATGTCCCGGCTGTAGACGCGGCAGAAGTGGACGACACCCCCACTTTCTTCACAGCAGCGCCGGTTACTGCAAACATGGAGGTGCCGTCTGAGGTCCAGTCCGTGACCGCCGCACCTTGGTCGGAGGACGAGAACGAGGGGGACGCCGCATCGGGAGATCCGTAGCGGAGGTACTGGCCGTCAGAGAAATAGAACACCGACCCGTTGACGACACGGGCGTACAGGTTGTTGTTAGTGCCAGTGTGCTTCTGCTCTATCGCTTTACACAGACTGATCTGCCCCTTAGTGAACACATCTATGTTCTTCGATGAGTCGAAGCGACGCCGATCAGAGTCAGCTAGGTCGTAATGCGTTTGCCCTGCGCCCAGCGACCAATCTGTTTGCGACCGGACCCACTGCCCAGCGTTCGACAAAGTGTTTTCGCCAACGTCGGTAGACGTATCACGCTGTTCCCGCATGGCGGGAAGGGTGCGGCGGCGGAACCCCGTGTAATCAACGAGGTAACCGCGGCCGTCAATGGCTACGTCAAAGCGTGGCGCAACCGCCATCTACTGCCCCGACCGCACCCATTGAACCGGATACATCTTCGCCAAACGAGCCGACTCTGCTTGCACTCGCTGATCGCGCAGGAACCGAAGGTCCCTTATCGACTGCGAAATCGCACCCGGCGGCACCTCCTCGGCGCGTCGCACCGGCCCCTGCTGCGTCATCGCCTCACGCGGAATCGGCTTGAACGACATCAACTTCAACGCTGCACCCAACGGAGGCAGGTCATAAGCCTCCGTGTGTAAACCAGTGGTGGAAAGAGCTGTTGCAGAGGCCGCCAGCGTCGTGAACGGGGCCGCGTACTCCACCCGGACGGTCTGCTCGCCGTCAGCCGGATCATGCAAAATCAGCGCCGTCCCCGAAGCAAACGTCGCAGTGTCACGGTTGCGGCGTACCGAGAAGCGACGGATCTGCGGCTCAGACTTAGTGGAAGTCTTCCGCACATACGACACCGAGTGAACACCCAGCACATCAGACGCCAAGTCGTAACCGTCGGTGCCAGCAACATAAGTAAACGTCTTCGTTTTGACCTGGAACAACCCACGCTGCGGGGACGACAAGTCATTCAAATCATCGTTGATGGCGTTCAGGATCTGAAACGCCGGATACTGCGGGTTGGACCGAACGATGTCAGTCGATGAATGATCCGCAGCGGTCGTGCCGCCATATCCGCGAATCACACCGACTGACTGGCCTGAAACCGAGGTCACATACATCAGTTCCGTGCCGACCTCGACAAGCGACCCGACCACAATCGGACCAGCGTCAAACTCGACAGACAGAGTGGACACGCCAGAACCAGCGTCGGCGTTCAACCGGTTGATTGGCTCGACAGTGCCCGCCAACAGCAGGTCGCGAGTTCGGTCAATCCATGTCTGTGCTGTCATGTCCCGCCACCCTTGATGTCACTGTGCGCCTTCTCCATCGCACGCCGCTGCCGATCAGTTTTTGCCAGTTCACCGGTTTCGACTTCAACCGGCGACTGCGCCCGAGCCTCCAAATCGCCCGCCCCGCGAATCCCCGGAGGCTGCAACCCGTTGTCCCGCAAGCGCCGGTACGCACCCATGTCGCGATCCAACCGCCTCTCGGCACTTCGATTGTCGCCCTTTGAGTTGGCTGCCCCCGTCGAAAACGACAACGATCGAACCTTCTCAGCGAACGCCTTCTTCTCTGCTTCCGTTTGATGACTCATGCGGCAACACTCTCCTGAACGTCAATCGCGTACCCGGCAGCCGACAACAGATCGGCTTCTGCTTCTGTCAAATCCGGGCCGACATGCCCGCCGTAAATCGTCCTGGTGATCGTGGACTCATCCGTTGGCTGCTCCGTCACCACCGACGAACCGTTGACAATCCAAAGGTTCCGGCCCTTAGCGCGGGGGTTGTAGAACCGCGCCAACCTGTTCTCAGCATGGAACGGGTTGAAGAACTCGTCCCCGACTGGCATCGTTCCCAACGTGTCCGTCGTTCCGGTTTGCACGTTGCGAACCAGCTTCAACGACGGCACCGTCGCAGAGCGAGCAATCGTGTCCGGTGTCGGATTCGCCGTCTGTGACGCCTCAGCGGCAGGTAACGCAGCCGCAGCGGCAACAACACCGGCAGACACAGACACGGTGGATGCAGCAGTCACCGAAGGCACTGCCGCAGCCGCAGCAGTCACCGACGGAGAAACCGCAGCAGTCACCGACAACGTAGGGGCAGGTGCGGCGACAGTTGCGTCAACCGTGTCAGGAAGCGCAAGGGCCGCGGCTGCCGCCACCGGGGCCGAAACCGCCGCCGCACCCGCCAAAACCGAAGGAGCAGCATTTGCCGACGCCGTAACCGTCGGCGCAGGAACCGCCGCAACAACTGCAACTACACCAGCTGCCACATCAGCGTTACCTGTAACCGTTGATGCAGGAACCGCTGCAACAGCCGCAACCGTTGAAACGGCGACGGTTGCCGTCAGAACGCCGCGGTAAGACGCCGTGGCTTCCCGGTAGTCAATACCGGAATGGCGATAATCAAGCCCCGCCACGATCCCGCTCCTCTATCAACCGATGCTTCTCGTCATGGACGCGCGACCACACCGTCAACCCGACCACATCCTCAGAAACAACATCCATCTTGTTTTCCAAACGACCAAGCGCCTGCGTCGTAGACGCGTGCTGGTCAGTGTTCTCCCGCCGAAACCGGGAAAGAATCAAACCAAACAGGCCGGTGACAACCGCTGCTGCAACAATGCCGAGCGCCCCAACCCATTCAGCACCCATTACCCGAACATGGCCTTCCAGGTGCGGCGACCAACAATCCCGTCAGCCTTCAAACCGTTACCGCGCTGCCAATCAACGACCCGTCGCTTCGTCCGCGGTCCAAAAACCCCATCCACCGAATCCGCCCCAACCTTCGCCTGCACCCACTTGACCGCATAGCCGCGCATCCGGGGGCGACGCAACCGCAGAACTTTCACATACGGCGGTGGCTTCAAAACCGGCACCGCGGGGGTATTAGCACCATCACCGGGCCGCATCTGCGTCATCGCCGCATACGCCGACTCGCCGGGACACGAAGTGTTCTTCACATCTCGATGCCCGCGCAGTTTGAAATCCGGGGCAATCCGATTCGCTTCAATCCCGGCAGCGATCAAACCACGAATGGCGTCGATGGCGGCCTGAGAAATCTGCTGTTTGCCTGTGTCCCCGATGAGGCAGATCGCATACGAGTCTTTGTTGTAACCACGCGTCGCGCCGCCCCGGTTGCGCCAACCGCGCAGCTCATACACCCTGCCGGATTCGACCCCAACAGCAAACGAGTACGCGATGTCGGACCATCGGCGGGTTTCGACATGGTGCCGCTGGTAGGCCCGTAGTGTGGCGGCTTCGCCTTCTTGGCTGTGGTCTTTGAGTTCGACTGCGCCGTGGTGAATGAAGACGTTGTTGACCGGTCGGTTTAGCCGACTTGTCCAACGGGGGGTTTTTGCGCCCCAGTCAGTCCTCGGGATCGGTGGCATCTGCGGCCTCTAGTTCGGCTAGGCGGCGGGCTTGCGCGTCGATGACGGCCCGCTGCGACGCGAGTTCCAACTGGGTGCGGCCCTCGGGGGTCGCCTGGAGGGCGGCGATGACTTCCTCGACGGTCACGTTGGTCATGCGGCCTCCAGTGCGGCGATGCGGGCGTCTTGGCGCTTGATGAGGTTGATGAGCAGCGGAACGATCCTCGTGTATTGCACACCGTCGGGTCGCAGCACCTTTTCCCCGTCGGCGTCGAGTTCCCACACCGGGTCGCCGTCCTCATTGACGACCTGTTCGCCGTCGTTGTTCTCAACAGGCACCCAGCCCCAGTGGACAAGACGAGGGTCGATCTCCGCGACTTCTTCAGCGATGAGTCCCCAATGCGACCAGTCCCGACGATCAGCGGTTGCCAGCGAACGGAACCAAATGGGCCGCAGATCCAGAACAGCGTCAGCGTAGGAATCGCCAGCGTCCTCCACATCGGTCTTGAGTCGGATCGACCCCGCAGTGGATCGGTAGAAAGACCCGTCGGTATCGACGTAGAGGTTGGCGGCGTTGCCCGTCGTAGCCGAATAGGAGCGGGGTGAAGTCAGCAAGCCCGTGGAGTTGATGGTGAGGCGATTCGCAGCCGTCGAACCTGTCCGCAGGATGAGGTTGTCGTCGGCTTCGAGGTACAACTCCTCCCCGGTGCCCAGCGCCCGCACCCACAGGTCGCCGTCGCCGTTGTGGTCGATGAAGGAGTTCGACCCGTTCGAGTAGACGAGCAGGTCGTCGCCAGTGCCGAGCCGGATCACGGCGTTGTCATCCATGTCCAGATCGGCCCCGACGAACGTCCACTCATCAGCCGACTGGTCCCAGAGGGAGTAAACGCCCGAAGTAGTGCCGAACAGTTTTACGTCGTGGCCGGTGCCGTCCACGCCGACGGTCACCGCACCCTTGAACGTCGGAGAAGTATCCCAAGCCGACGTACCAGTACCAGTCCCCATCAACACCGCATCAGCAACCGGCGTCGAAGAACCCGTACCGATCTTGGTTTCCAACGCAATCGCCGCACCATGCACATTGACGTGCATCACATCGTGCTCTTTGCCGGAACTGTCCAGGTCATCAGTCGAGCTGATGTCCGTTCGGAGCGTCCCCCCCGAAGTATCAAGCGAGGTCGGATAAGAAGTAGCCATCGCTCAAAACCTCACGGAGTCAAATCGAGAGTGAAGATCCCACTGGCGTTCCAGGTGATCGTGAACGTCCCATTTGCACTGGAATAATCAGCCCCAAAGTTGACAAGACACACCAGTGGATCACTCGTCAACGTGTCGTCATAAACCACCGCAGCACGGGCATTAGAAATCGTGGACGACGACCACGCCACATCATCGGCATCAAACTTGATCGTCCCAGACGAACCAGTCAGCGTCTTATTTGCGAGCGTCGCACCACCCGCCGTGTAGTTCGTACCAGACACTTCGTTGCCAGACAGGTCCGACCAGTGGTCGTGCGAGTCGAAGTCCGGGCTGCTGCTATTTGTGATAAGGCCGACCTTTACGGTGTCACCAACAAGGTTTACAGCCAGCTGCGTCGCATCAAGAATGTCTAAAAATGTGGGCACAAACAGGCCCGAGGCTGAAACAGCCATTAGTCGTCACCTCCAGGTACTCCTCGTAACTGCACCGATTCCGGCATGACCTTTGCGTCAACGCGGCCATCCCAATGCTCTACATGCAGCCCGCCGACCGTGCCGTCAGAATCCCGACGCACAACCGACGCTTCCGATGTGCCGCGACGCTTCAAGAATCCAATCGAACGAGCCTTCTCACCGAAGTCGCTCACCTTCGCCCACCTTTCGGTCTGCGAGGCTTCTTGGCTGGTTTCTTGTAGTAGGTCACGGCAGTTGTCCTACGACCGGATGAGCGGGAACCGGCCCGTTTGCCAGAGGCCGGTTCCCGCTATCGGTCATTCGGGGCTACGAGTTGGCACCGATGCTGGAAGCGGACTCGATCCGACGGATCGAAGCCTCACGGAACCGGCCAAACCCGCAAAGCGAATACCAGCCGACGCTATGGAAACGCCGCAGCGAGTCGGTCACCGGACCGAACACAACCTGCGGATCCGGTCCGTACATGGTCGAGTAGGCGTGAGCCATAGCCTGCTGGCCGATAATGACAGTGCCATACGCGTCTACGTTGCTGTTGCCGCCGTTGGCGACGAGCAGCGCCCGAGGCGTTTCGATGAAATCAACGCCGTCGAACGTGCCGATGCTGCCCTTGCGGACGTTCTCGCCGTCCAGACGAATCTGGAACGAACGAAGATCGGCAGTGCCGGTAGCGCCGATGAAGTCGTAGGCGACATCCGGGTGGATAAACCCGATATAGGTGCCGCCATCGAACGTCGGAGAAGCAGCCGTCCGCAGCGCAGCGACCTCCTCGCGAACCGAGTTCGATGTGATCGTGTTGCCAGCCACCAAGGCCCCACGCGAAGTCTGGGAAATGTATGAAACATTCGACCCTGCGTAAAGGAGGTCAGCGACTACCTGGTCAAGCGAGTCAGCTGCGTTGAAGCCAACAATGTTGGCCGCATCAGCATCGACATTGAGGAAAGACTGGCCGCGAAGTGCAGCAGTGGTGACCACCGCGTTGCCGTATTCGGTCAGACTCACGGTCACAGTCGAATCGCTGAGAGCGACTGCCGTGACATCACTGGTTTCGGTCAGCGCCGAGGTGGCCTGAGCCAGATCAGCGTAGATGTTGAACTGAACGCTAGAGCCACGGTGGCTCTGGCGGGTAGCGCGAACAGACGCGTAGTCAGCGTGAAGCGGCTGCTTCCGAAGCGCAAAATACGCAAGCTGTTCAAACGCCGCAGTGTCGGAAGCGACACTCGACTTTTGGGTATAAGCCATGAGTTAGTTACTCCTGAAAGGGATCGGAGGCTAACTAACCCTGCACGTTGAACTCGTAACCTTCTGACCTCATAAGGGCCATCAGTTCGTCTTCTGACTTCGTAGCGTAAATCCGGTCATTCAAACCAGGCTGCGCCACCGGCTGACCCTGAACCCCGGCATCAGCAACTCTCTGCTGCGCCATCATCTCTTGATGAATCGTCACCGCCTCCCCCGCATAAGGAGTCGGCTGTAACGCCGGTTCAGATGCGACCTGCGAGCCACCGAGAAAGCCTGCTTCCTCAGCTGCCGTCCGAATCGACTCTGCGTCGATCTCACCGTCATACCCCTTCACGAAGTACGACTGACGAGTGTCGGCTGGGTCGATTCCTGCCGCCCGAAACGCTTCTGTCCGCTGCAACTGCGCCAGTTGAGTCTCCAGTTCAGAGGCTCTTGCTTCGGCAGTTTCCGCCCTTTCTTCAAGGACTCTGCGAAAGTTGCGCTTCGGTTCGCCGTTTTCGTCTAGTTCAACGGTTTCGGGTTCGTTTGCCTCAACCATCTATGTCACTCCCTTTTCAGGTTTCGCACCGACCCAAGGGGCAGGCCGGTGGCCTTTAGGGACAGACAGCTCTCGCGTGGCAAACGATTTCCGCGGCCGTATGTGCCTGCGGTTACTGTAGCACCGTTTTCGGGGGCAAACCACATATATGTGATTTGCTGGTTTCAGCCTGCGGATCCGAGTCCGGTATAGCCGCCACGCGTCATGGCAGGACCGCCACTCTGGCTGAACTCAGCCAACCGGCGCTGCCGACGACCCTCGATGCGGCGCTGCGCCTCAGCATCAGTGCCGAACCGCGCACCAATCGCTTCCTCCTGAGTGATGTCCCCCGGAGGCTTCGCCCCAACAACAGCAGCCATCACCATCGGTCTGCCCGTTTTGGGATCTATGTACCCGCCTTCCGAAGCAGTTTCTTCGGTTAGCGTGGAAGCGGCTACTTCCTGAAACCCCCGACGAGCTTCCTGTTCAGTGACCCCGGATTGGCGAAGCCGCTCCGCAGTCTGACGGGCGATGGAACCAAGCCCCGCTTCGGCGGCAATCCCGCCAATCCGAGCCGATTCCAACCGCTCACGTTCTTCAAAAACATTCGCTGCTCTCTCCGGGTCCAAGTAGTAGGCCGTTAGGTCTTCCTGAGTAATACCGTAGTAGTCCTCCAGCTGCTGCTTCACTTCTGGCGTGACAGCGGTTGCTGCCTCTGAGGCGAGGCCGACGCGTTGCTGGAACTCTTGCGGCGACACATCCCCGGCGATCAACGACCCGAAATCGGAAGCGTCGTCGTAGAACGTGGCTGGCATCCCGTACATCGACAGAATCGACGCGTACTGGCGTTCCAACGCAACATAAGTTGCTTCGGTAATGGCACGGCCTGCGTCTGCGAGTGCCTGCATGGCGGGAAACCGGTCGCGGTACGGTTGCGATGTTTGCACCCTTGACCAGACGGCATCCATGTTGGCGGTGCGTTGCCAAGTGCCGATGAGGTCAAGTTCTTGGTCATCCAGTAGCCCTTCTAGGCCGTATCCGGCGAGGGCGTTGCGGATTATCTCATTGGCTGTTTCGGCCATTGTCAAGCAGCCTTTCCGAACTTCTTGCCGATGAACTCTGCGAAGCGATGAGCCTCATCGGTGGCGTTTTTTGTGGTTTGCCAGTCGTCCAAGCCGCGGACGTACTGTCCGACTTCTGCGACGGACATGACACGGGTGGTGCCGTCGTCGTTCTGCTGCTGCCAGATCGGCTGGAACCGGGGGTCGGTCATCAAGTCAATGGACGAGGCGTCGATTTCCAGCAGGCGTGCTGCTTCTTGACGTAGCGGGGAGAGGATCTGGCGGGCCGTGTAGCCCTGTCCGATGCGGTTATCCATCGACGGGAACGCCGATTGGGCTAGGGCTGCGATGTCGTTGCGGATACCCATTTCGGTGGCGTCACCGAGGTAGAGGGCGCGTGCCCATTCGTCTTTGGTGGTGTCGTCTATGAGGTGGCCGACCATGTAGTCGCCTGCGTGGGCGTCGATGACCGAGTAGTAGTCGGCTACTTCTCCACCGGCTTGTCCGGGTGCCCATTCGGCTTCTAGGAGCATGTTCTGGTTGATCTCGTAGTCGGACCAGTTTTCGACATGGGCGGCTCTGGCTATTTCGCGAACACGGTCGTCTGCGATTGCGAGGCCGAGTTGTCCTGCGGCGCGTTGGAGCCGGTCTACTTGGAGGTCGAGGAGGCGTTCGGCTTCTGCCGGGTCGGATGCTTCTAGGAGCTGGTGGTTGCGTTCATTGGCATCGTGGTTGTCCCACCAGTCGGTTCCTTTGATGGCTGCTTCAAGGCGTGCCTGACCGGTGGCGTTGTCGTACCAGCCTTCTTCGGCGGCTTGGCGCAGGATTGGGCCTAGTTCTTCGTGGTTGAGCCAGCGTGCGCCGTATCCGTAGGCGGCAGCGAGGTTGGCGATGTCTTCGTCGGTGACAATCTCGTCGGGGGGTTCTGTCGAGTCGCCTCCTGTGTCGCCGGTCGAATCGCCGGTCGAATCGCCGCCGGATGCGTCAGCACCATCGTCAAACCGGTCAACGCGTTCGCCACGCTTGTCCTCTGGCACCGCAGATGGCACATCCTCATTCGCCATCGCCAACGCCACCTCATCAGAGAACCCCTGCGCCCGGTATTCCTCAAACAGCGCCTGGTGGACGGCC